CAATTGCCAGGACCAGAAGTTGGAAAAAAATACCCACAAATTAGTGTAAACGATTTCAAAGGGGGATTTACTGATTTTGTGGAAGCCTTTCCTGTAAATTATGATTATGAAGCACTTACAAATATCACAAAACAATTGGTGCGTAATCTTAACAAGGTAATTGATAAAAGTACATATCCAATCGAAAGTGCAAGACGTTCTAATATTAGACATCGACCAATTGGAATTGGAGTACAAGGTTTAGCAGATGTGTTTATGAAAATGAGAATAGGTTTTGATAGCAAAAAAGCAAAATTTATTAACGAGAAAATCTTTGAAACTATTTATTTTGCGGCTGTCCAAGAATCTATGACTATGGCAATGAAAAAGGCTGAAAAGAAAAAAGTTACAACTGCTTCACCAAAATATCCCGGGGCATATTCAACGTTTGAAGGTTCTCCAATGGAACAAGGACAATTTCAGTTTGATTTATGGGATAAAAAACCGTCAAAATTAGAACCGTGTTATGATTGGGCATCACTTAGAAAAGATGTTATGAAATACGGTATTATGAATTCACTTCTTGTAGCACCTATGCCTACAGCTTCTACAGCTCAGATTCTGGGTAATAATGAATGTTTTGAACCAATTACATCAAACATTTATGTAAGAAGAACTCTTGCCGGAGAATTTGTATTAATGAATAAATATTTACAAGAAGACCTGGAATCTCTTAATATTTGGAATGGTGAACTAAAAAACTCTATTCTTGCAAATGATGGTAGTATTCAACATTTGAATATTCCAAATATTATTAAAGAGACATACAAAACTGTATGGGAAATTTCACAAAGAGTCCTAATTGACCTTGCTGCCGATAGAGGAAAATATATTTGTCAATCACAAAGTCTGAATCTATTTGTTAAGGAAGCTAAATTTGATGTAATTACATCAATGCTTTTCCATGCATGGAAAGTCGGTCTAAAAACTGGTGTATATTATCTAAGAACACGACCGCAATCAAAGGCACAATCATTTACTATTGCCCCAAAAGAAGAGGCTGTTTGCGAATCATGTAGTGGATAAATTACATACATGATAAAGCGGAAACATTCTTAGAACCAGTAATCGATTCAATATGATAACGGGTTTTAAGTATTGTTTGAATTATGTCAATTTTTTCGTTTGATGTACTTGGGGGAAGTTGTAGATCCAAAGAATATATAATATTTTTTTTAAAATTATCAATTAGATTTGAATTAGAAAATTCAAATGATTTGATTACCTTCAGTTTATCACAATGATTCTTAATAACTGAAATAAGCTCTATCTCATCTATATTTTTATCACTCGGCAAATGTATAGTTATTCCATACATTATATTAAAACATAAATTATTTACGAGTCTCTTGAAACAATGTTTTCTTCTATAAATTCTGAAAATTCACAGGTTGTTTCTAAATTATACATATTAATTTTTGAACGCATATTGATTATGTTTGGCTCTACTAATTGTATGTATTCTTTACTATTCTTATATTCTACACAATTATTAATATAATCACTTAAAACACTTTCGAAATAATTGCCACGTATTTCTTTTGATTGATATAGTCTTATAAATATTTGTCTTAATTCACTTAGTTCAATCAATGCCTTTAGTCTTCCATTTGATAATGTCTTATACTCTGGAGTAATAATAATAATATGTGATAATATTTTATAAATATTTTCAATTGGCGGAAAAGGCATCCCTTTCAAAGATTTTCCTAAAGTTTTGATTTTATCATTGAGTATTTTTGAAATTGACTCACTAAAAAATACACTATTAAGAAATTTTTCAGAGGGATTATAAATACGATTATTTTGTTTTAAATATAATTCAATATCCCTTCTCGCGAGTTGATGACCTTGTGCATTATTGTTGTTTTTATCTGAATAGGATTTAGATAATACAATTGTAGCAACTGCGTGAATAATTTCTATTGAATTTAACATCTCATCAGAAATGGCACGAACACTTATAGAAACCTCTATAAGTTCACTGTAAAATTGTAAAAGGGCTCTTTCATTGGAACGAAATATATTATCTACGTCTGTATAAGAAAACTTATTTATAAGAGCTGAAGGGATTATATTCTTATTGGAATTAGCAGTCACACTTTTTAAAAATTCGCCATATTTTTCAGAATCAAGTAAAGTCCTTTTATACTCGCATATTACAAATAATTTATCTATATTATCAACGATATCATCTATAAATTTTGAAAAGTAAATTGAGGGTATTTTTCCATAATGTACTATAGCACTATATTGATAAGATTGTTCACAACCAGTTTGGCTGTATATACAAAACACCTTTTTAAAATTTAAAAATAATTCCTTTGTAGGTAAATCAGAATTTGTTAAATATGACATCTCTTTTAGAATGTCATGAAAATAATAAGGATTATTATTCTCAAGATTCATTTCATTCCATATAGATAATCTGTAAACAAACCGATTTAATCTATATATACGTTGATTATGAGGAATATTTACGAGTATCACTTTTAACCATTCATCAACCATGTTCATAAAAACAAGGACTACATCCTTGCTATTAATGTTCTTAAAGTCAAGTTGTTCCTTCAAAACCATCGGCTCGTATGTGTTATTCATGTTATAATTTATCATTTTATTTAAATACAAGAAATATATTACAGTATAAGTAATAGAAATGTCAAAACTATGGCGGTATAGTTGGAAAGGATATAATACTCCAGTTTCTGAATTAGAAAGCTTTGAAAATTCTTCAGATAGTAATTTTGTTAATTTTTTAGAATTAAAACAACGGGCTTTTAATGTTATTGCAAATAATAATTATATACATAAAGATTTTAAGCATGATGATGAGATAAAGGTTGTTAATGAAAGTCATATTGATTTTACTAACGATATTGGACAGAAACAACTTGATGTTACAATTAAAGCGGGAGATGATGAATCTTTAGATGTATCACAAAAAGCATATCAAGAAGTTGATAGTTACTGTATTATAGATAAATGTTCAAATATTTCATCAATTTCTAAATTTGAAAAAAATGTTTCAAAAATATGGCATAAATCACTTATTTTTTCATATTATTGTTATACAACAGAAAGACAATGGGATAAAGTTGATAATATACAAGATCCATTTTTTATTGCTCTTAATATTCTCAGACAAATACAAGTTGAAGAAAATCCTTTAAAACTAGTACATTACGCAACAATTCCTGATGAATTGGATGAATTGGATGAAATAGATGAAAGGGATCAATTATTCAAAATCTTTCCGTTACCTGAAGAATTCCCAAGACTTGAATCAATGCCAATTGAACAAACATTTAATACATGTAAAGATACACTCGATGTTTGGTTAAGTCAAAGATTAGAAAATATTGCAGATAAACTAAAATGGTCAGATGATTTATGGAGAAAAATATATGATGAAATGATAACTTTAATTAACTTTTCTCTGTTTGTTGCCTCTCCCATATTGTATCAAATGTATGGTAATGATATTATCGTTGGAACTATGAATCACAAACTTGTTAAATTATCTGTTTTATTAAATGTACAGAAGCATATAAAAGTTAAAGCTTCCAGCGCTATTCAAAAAATCTGGGATTCACATTCTTCATATGAACAAGCCTATTATTATTTCGTTGATGAAGGTTCTAACATTAAAAGAAGACTAAGTCTTTTACTACCCCCAAATATATACTATGCGGATGACGAGGTATTCAATGTTCAAAAATTATTCGAAAATCCTGAAGAAAGACAGAGATTAATATCTAAGTTTATATATCAAAGAGCATATGATTCTATTGATACTATTGAAAAAGAAGCATTAGCCTATATTCAAAATATTAACAGTATAAATTATAGCATAGAATGTAAAAAAACCGCTTTAGAATTTATAGATAATCAAGTCGAAAATATTAAAAATATAAGACAATTTTTAGAATTAGATGACCGAAATTCAGAATACAGTTGTCTCAACAATATAATAGACCCACTTGAGTTAATTTTATTAGTTGAATTCAGTGAATTTGAAAATAATGTTAATAAAACACTCGGACCTTGTTGTGGTTTTGATGATCCTAAAATGTTTTACATGAATCTTGACAATATTAAACTTCGATTTAGACATATACTTGAACGTTGTTCACATAGAGAAGCCGAACTATACGCTTTAGCAAAGGAAATTAGAAAATCACCTAAACAAAATATAAAACCAGTTATATCATTAATTACAAATAACCAGCAATCAACATCAGAAGGAACTATAACTCGTTTTGCTTATGATTTATTAAATTTATATAGAGGAACCGCCCGTATTCGATTTATAAGAGGTAATATAATTATAGGTGAATCTTACAAACATGATTATAATACTCCAGATTTTGAAGATACAAATGGAAATAAAGTCGCCCATCAATTTATTGATAAATTAAAGAATATATCACAATTTATTACCTTTATTCAACTATCTAAATTATATCATTTAAATCATTATCAAGAAGTCATGCATTTTATTAAGAATAAAAAAATATTAGTAACTAACAAAGCAATTTATGATGTAGAACCCGTCGATACACAAATTTTTAAAGATATTAACAAAATTGTTAATCCAGTCAAAGGTACTCAAATAAAAATTTCTAATCTAATTCAAACGATTAAGATTTCTTTGGAACTCGCTATTATGGACAAAACATATGGATTAATGAGATTACATTGGTTTTCATCACAAATAAATAAATTTTTATTGTCTTTAGATGAAATTATCGAATAAACACATTTCTGATATTTTCTGTTTCATTTATCATTTTTGATACTATCCAGTTTTTACCAATTTCATCTTGAGGCATTATTTTAACAGAAACATTTCCGGAAATACAAACTGGAGCCCATTCTTTTCTCTCAAATCTGTTAACATATTTATCCTCTATCCGAAATTCTGGATTAATTTCATTAACATCAACTATTTCATAGTCTTTATTTTTTGATGGACGACGAGAAGTCATCATCAAAACCCCCTTTTTATTAATATATTTGTAAACAGTCTTTTTTAGAATATTTCCATAATCGTCTGTCAAATATTTCCCCTTCCAATGATTAGTATGATTATTATATACAACACTCGGTTCTTTCAATACAACACCAATTGGTTCAACAATTTCACCATCTTGAATCTGTTCTATTAAATTAATTTTATTACTATTGTTATTCAAATAAACAATTCTACCGAAGAATTCTTCATCAGGCCCAGGCTCAACTTCCCATTCAAACATATGACCTACTTTTTCACCATTGAAAGTTATCCCATCTAACTCAATTTTTTTACTTGCTATTCTGAACCTATTTTCACAATTAAATTCAATACTTGGAATAAGTTTATTGTCCGAATTAATTGACTTTGGAGTTAAAAATTTTAATCCATCTTCATCCATTTTGAAAAAAGAATCACCATCATTACCTCTACAACCATCCGCACCAGGAAAACCACGAGGACCTTCTGGACCCTTTTCACCTTGAATACCTTGTACACCCTGAGGACCCTCATCCCCCGGTGGACCTTGCTCTCCCTGAACCCCCTTTTCACCTTGTACACCTTGCCTACCAGGAGTTCCTTGTCTACCTTGTGGTCCTTGAGGTCCTTGTAAACCTTGTACTCCAGAACTATTCTGATGATTAGTTGAACCTTCGTTTTCTTTACCCATATTTTTACTAGCTTTAAACACAATAGACATTAATCTACAAACACTCGCAATCGTCTTTTGTACATCGTTCATATCATTATTTGGAGGCTGTTCACCAGAAAATAGTGATGCTAACTCGGCTGGGTCATTTACTCCCATTATTTTTCCTATACCCGCTACAAAATTATCTACATTCACATCCATTCTTTTTTTCTATTTTTGAGTACTTATATTGTTTTATTCGCAAAGAATTTAAGCCTTGCTGTTCGTAATTCTTCTACTGTCATTTGAATATCCTCTTCGACGCCGGGATCGGCGGCTTCAGCTTCAAATTCTTCTTTAAATTCTTCTTCAATTTCTTTTTTAGGTAGTAAATTCAATAATTCGGACTTTTCAATTACATTTTTATAGTCTATGTTATTGTAATCCAAATATGTTTTTAAATTAGATATAGAAATTTCCTCCTCTTGTCCAGCTTCAATTAAATTGTTTACTTGTTTTACTTTGTCTAATATTAGACCTTCTTCATATTCTCTATCTTGTTCATTCATAATCTCATTATTTTCAGCTAAAGATATTGGGTCAACATGTGGAACTGTCTCCATCATATTCTGAGAATTAGTAGAATTGGATTGAGTTAATGAATCATAATTATTAATAGATTCATTAATTCGTTTTAGTAACTCTTTTTTTGTTCCTCCATCGCAGATTCCCATACCAGCACATATTTGTTTAAGTTCTGCAACTTTTAGTTTTGTTGAAATAATCATTCGAGGAGTATTCATTGTTTTATTATTAATAATAAAATCAATTCATTTTTATGCTTTAATATGAAATGTTTGTATAAAATCTATTTGGTGGATTATTATTCGGGTCATCTCCATCCATCCAACCAACTGTATTATCAACACCTACACCATCCGGATCACGGAAGAACATCATATTCTCCCCAAGAAGATATTGCTACATTATACATCTTAAAGTCAGATAATTGACCAGGACAAGTGGCACTAAACCAATTCATAGTACCACCACTAGCTGTTCCAAAATTAATAAAATCAACATTCAAATCACTAGAAGCAGTATTCAACGATGTTGTTGAGTAAGTATGTACACCAATTTCAGTATTATTTGTTAAATCT